TGTGCTCTTTCCACCGATAATTTTCTATTTCATCCAGCAAGTTATTAACTCCCTTGAATATAAATAATCTATTGCTTTTCAATCCGGCTATCACGTTGTCAATTCCTTCTTTTACCGCGTTTTTAGCTACCGTTGCCGGCAACCCAACTCTCCTAAATTGTTCAATCGACGCCGGCTCCGACGGGTCGCAATATACCCCGTCTATCCGTTCTCCCATGCTTAACCTCTTTATATCACTAGCGCTTTCATCCGGCAATTTATGCCGTTCGTAATACTCACGATATATATACATAACATCGTCCGGACTTATAGCCATCCATACAGCCGCCGTCGGATTGTTATATCCGAAGTCAACACCTATTATCCGGCGCCAATCGTTCGGTATATCAAACTCGTCTATGATATGTTTAGCCGGCTCGAAATCTTGATATACTAGACCCTCCGGCCTAGCAAATTGCCCAAGGTAGAACAACTTGAATTTCCAATCCGGCATCGTCACCCTAGCTCTTTCAAATTCTTCCCTCGGATATTGCGGGTTTAATATGCTAGCGAATTGTATCACATCGTAATCTTTATCGCCGTCTTTCCATCTATCGTAAACATCAGCCTTTAGCCACCCCAAGTTGTATGGCGTCGTTGTTATTAGCACTCTCCCGTTATAAAATCCAAGCCTCCGTAGGACAACGTCCCATGCCTCTCTTTTCATTTGTCCGGCCTCGTCCATCCACGCTCCCCTTACATGTACGCCTTCCAAGGAGAACGGGTTATCCGCACTACCAAAAAACACCTTGCCGCCCGTCGGCAGGTAATAAGTTCTTTCTCCCGACCTATACTCACCGTTTGCGGCATTGTCTAAAAACGCCTTAGTGCTCGGCAGCACTATTCGTTGAAACATTTGATAAGTCGGCGATATAACCAAAAAATTATCTTTCGGGTATTTTTGTATTTCCCTATATAGCCATATAGGCCCGAAATAACTTTTGCCTCCTCCCGTTCCGGCTATCATTGCTACTATCTTTGCTTGACTTTTCCAAGCCCTTGTTTGCCCTTTATGAAGTTTAATCCTCGTCGCCATCGTCAAGTACCACCTCGATAACCGGCGGCAATGATACCTCTTGCTTGCCAATCTCGGTTGGTTCGCCTCGGCTAATTCTTTCAAGTTTCGACGATATATCAAGCCACCTTGCTAAATCGGTTGGACTTAATTCGTTCGGGTCGATTGCCTTCAACCTTTCGGCTATCCGTTGTTGGAATGCAACGGCCAACCTAGCGTGGCGCTCTACCATCTCCATTATGGCTTTCTCGTGTTCTTCACGCTTTTTGCGCTCTATATAATCGTCATACGCCTTCGCTCTTTCAACCCATTTATACTTAGCCGACCACACGCTCATCCATTGACGCGACCTAGGTTTTGATAATGTTCGGCCAACACTTTCCAATGACCTCTCCGGTCCACAATCCCTATATGCGCAAAAAGCCTCATAAGCTTTACTACTCTCCCCCGGTTGCCTTTCCCATATTTCACTCATTTAATCTCACCGCTTTTTGCCCTGTAAGTTCTTCCCATCTAGCCAATATTATGTCAACGTACTTCGGCATCCTCTCAACTCCATAGCATATCCGTTTCGTCTTTTCGGCCGCTATCAATGTTGACCCCGCACCCAAAAACGGGTCTAATACCTTATCGCCTCTCGTTGTCGTTAGCTTAATAAAGAACTCCGGTAATCCTACCGGGTACATCGCCGGATGTTTCCATGATTCGTTATTTACATGCACCTTTACAACATTCCCCGGTCTCGCCACTCCTTTTGCCTTTATCCCTTTTACGCCTACATCCCCAGTTTTTGATTTATTCCTCGTGGACTTCTTTATAATTCCATCCGATTCCTTTCCTACCGCCTCGGGGTGGAATGTTATCTTTTCTTGTTTTGAGAAGTGGTAAACCTTCCCAAACTCGTCTATGATGTTATCATCGTCTCCGGCGCCTTCCTCGATATACCGCTCTACAATATCCACGTTGTCGGATTTAGCAAACCAAAAAACCGGTTCAAATTCATTTTTTAGCCTATTCTCAAATCCGGCCGGTAAACCTACCTTTACCCATACGAACTCATCTATATATTTCCATCCATACTTCTCTACCATATCGATAGCCATTTTCATAACGTATAAGCTACGTTGCCCATTCTCGGCATGTTCTTTTATATTCACAAAGAATGACCCGGTATCGACAAGATATTGCCTCAAAACGTCGGCTACCATGCAAAACCATTCCGGATATTCATCGGCCGGTATTCCTCCGTATTCGTCCTTGCGTTGCTCGGCATACGGCGGTGATGTTACAATCGTGTTAACCTTCTCTCCTCCAAATAGCCGGTTCAATGCCTCTATATCGGTACAATCAGCGCAAACTATTCTATGATTTCCAAGTTGCCACACGTCCCCCTCATGCGCTCTTTCCTCGATTGCTATTTCTTCTTTTTCGTTTTCTCTTTCGTTCCCGATTTCAGATAAAATCCTATCTACCTCGCTAGCGTCAAACCCCGTTAGTGTTACGTCGAAGTTTTTATCATCTAAATCTTTTAATAGTTCCTCCAGCTTGTCATAGTCCCAATCACCTTGTATTTTGTTTAGCGCAATATTAAGCGCCTTCTCTTTCTCGCTATTAAGACTAACTACCGAAACTTCGACCTCCGTATCTCCTCGGTCAATAAGTATCTTTAATCTTTGGTGGCCTCCAACCAAATTCCCGGTTGCCTCGTTCCACACCAAAGGTTCAACTAAATCAAATTCATCTATGCTACGTTTTAATTTCTCATATTCGGCGTCGCCCGGCTTTAGGTCCTTCCTCGGATTGTACGGTGCCGGGTTTATGTCACTTATCGGTATTTTTCTTATTTCCATTATTTTTCCTCTCCTTCGGGCATAATAATAGCCGCTCATGGATAAGGACCCATGGCGGCCTATAAAAAAATAGGAGGAACGTCAGCTATTTTTTTAGCTACTATATCATTATACCACTTATAAAACTAAAAGTCATCCGCTTTTATCTATCTAATGTTTCATCCAAACAGCATTTTTTCAAGCTTGGTTAATGCCTTATTCTTCCGCTTGTATGCCGTCGTCCGCTCAATGCCCAGCTTTTCGCATATATCATAAATAGCATCCAGCCTTTCTCCATACCGGCTATTATAGAATGTTTTTAATATATACCTTTCATCTTCCGAAAGACGTTGCCAAGCCGGGCCAAACCACTTCATATACTCCATAGCGTCATCGTATCTCGTTTCAAGCACGCTAATTTTTTCTATGCTGTTTATGATGCTATCTTCTCCCGCTTTCGGATTATGAGCCTTCGGCAGCCCGTTTAAGTTAACTGATTTAAGGCTCGTCATGTCTTCGTATGCATCCTTTATATCGTTCTCCGTTCTATCAATTATGAACTGCATGTTATCATAATCTTTAATGGCCTCAATTGTACCCTTACGCTTATCAAGATATTTCATGAATATGTCCATGTCTTATTCATCCTTATTTTTTACAAGCTCTATAAACTCTATTACCGGCATAATAACTATCCAATTATCTTTATCTCCATCGCTTCTAAAAAATACATAGTTACTGTTCTTATCTTCATCAAGCCACTTTTGGATAGTAGCAAGCCCGTTTTTACGCCTTTTTACCTCTATGCGCTTACCGTTTACCATTGCCACGTCGCAACTGTACTTTTCGCTTTTAAGCGCTCCTGACAGAGGCACTCTTTCAGCCTCTATCCCGTATTTTGCAAGCAGCCTTACAACTTCATTTTCGCCTTCTCTGCCCTTAGCCTTGCTTCTCCTCCCGCGCCTACTGGCATCGCTTTGCTTTTGCATCTTCCTTTTTGCCTTCCTTTCCTCACGCTCGGCTATTTGGCGCTTGCATAGTATATGCGGATCATCCGGCCAATATAGGCTATAGTTATCACATATCCAGCACTTGCCCTGTATATATGATTTACAGTTTTCTCTTACTTCGCACTCTTTCATCTTGCACTACCTTTATGTATTATTCTTACATGCCTTGTCATTATATCAGTATAGCAAAAGCACTCTTTAACTCGCTTAAGCTGTACCAAAAAATGATATTCATATAGCTGTATCACTTTCCCGCGCATTGTCAAGCCCTTCTTGGCATATGCCGCGTTTGTCGTCAGCCACTGTGGCTTAAACTCTATCACCATTCCGGGCTTAATCATCGCTTTTGCTGTTTCGAGTGTCATTTTTCTTCATCCTCCTCAACCTTTTTTAATGGACAGTCCGTGTTTCTCCCCACGCTTGGCGTATATACTGGCATACTATGGTTCCAAGAAGACAAGATATAACAAATACCAGTAATAACATACAACGGACATTGTATACAACTCTCTGGCATGTCTAGTTCCAATATTGCTTTAGACATTTTGTTTCTCCTCGCTTTCCACCATGTTATAAGGGTTAAAATAACATTCCGTACAAGGCCATTCAAACCAGCCTTTTACATTAACTCTGCCTCGTATACACTTATTGGTATCACAATATTCCAAAAAATGTTCCGCTGCTTTTTTATCGTGTTCCTGTAATTCTGTTGACCCTTCCATTTTTATGTTATACATGTGCTTTGTTCCCCAGCGGCTTATGGGTGTTAATACTGTTTTCATTTTTCCGCAACACTTGCGAACTCCACACATTTCAGCATCATGCCGCCCACATACCTTCGCCGCATGTTGCACATGTGCTTGCATGTATAACATATGTCATCATCTACTGACGGAGCCTCTGCCCTATCCTCCAACTCTTTCCTCAAATCCCGAATAGCACCTTCGACCTCTATCTGCGCTTCGCTATCCGGCATGAACACTACGGCGCTTTGCAAGTGTATTAATGCCTCTTTCACATTATCCATCTTATATCCTCCTGTAATTTTATAGGTGCTGCGTTTAAGCAGCACCGCGCTATTTTGCCTTTTCCCATTTACTTATTTCTCTCTTAATATCATTAAGAGAGTTTTGGTCTACGCCTTTGTTCTCGTTATATTCTAACATCTGCTTTAATCTTAATAGCATTACATCAGGCGAATCATTGTATGCCCAGCATTTACGCCCGTCTTCCCACATGAATTCCGGGTTCATGATTACGTCGCATTTCTTGTCTTTCCGGATGTTAAGGCATCCGGTGCATTTATCTATAACATTTGACTTAGCCATTTTATTCCTCACCCTTTACAGCAGCTTCTACTTCGCCACATATCTTCTCATAATCTGCTTTTGTTACGTCAGCGCTGTGCTCATAGCCGAACGCTGACAGTATTCCCTTTAATAGCTGCTCATTACCTTTAGCAATGGCAAACATGCGTTTGCGTTGCGCTTCTGATATAACATCAGATTTATTGCTATTAAGCTGACGCTGCGGCGGCTGTGGTTGATGTTGCGTGGGTTGCTCTGATATGCTATTTGCATCATCATCATCCTCGCTGCTTACTCCTAGCAAGGCTGATATAGCATACCTACGCCCATACGTTATTGCTGCCCCTATCTCCTGAGCAGTACCCTTACCGCCCATTGGGATAATGATTGGAGAAGATACCATAAATTGCCCGCTAGAATGGAATATATAGGTAGTAATGCTTACGTTTCCATCACTTACTACCGGCTCTTGTACTATCGATAGCCCATGTTTTGCTGCTATAGGCCTGAGTGCATTAAGCACCTCGCTTAAAGGTGCATACTTATTTTTTAAGAATGGATTTGTCGCCACGTTTGCCGGGTTCTTTACCTCGGATTGAAAGGCGGCTAAGGCAGCCGCCAGTTCATCGATTTTATCTGTGAATTTCATATTCATATTCCTCCCAATGCACGAAATCATCTTCGCCTATTTCGCTTTCGTGCTCTGTGATATAGGCATCTCTGCATTCTTTGCTACATGCTAGCGTATTAAATCCGCTAGCATAGAATTCGCACCCTTCATATATTTCTCCACCGCAATAGGCACATTCGCCTATTGCTCTTGCGTTTATCCAATCTCTCATTTATCGAACCTCCACCTCAAATTTAGGCTCCCTATCTATTACCCTTACTCCGTCGATAGTTTCTCCTGACTGTATGTCTATTGCCGAATCCCGATAGACTGCTATCAGTTCTTTTAATGCAGCCCAATCTACCGATTCTTTTATCCTGACAAGCCTAGGCTTATTAGCCTTTACCCATTCCAATAATGCTGCTTCATCGCGCTTAAATTCCGGCTGCTGTTGCTTTAGCCTTAACGTGCCTGATGGTAACTTATATATCTTCTGTGTTTTAGTAACTTTTACCTCATCTTCTGGCAGCGTATCAAAGTATTCTCTAAGCTTTTCCTCAAAAAAGCTGCGCTGCTGTTCTTTCCATGCTCTTTCTTTATCCAACCATTGCTGTATTTGCGCTATCTTGTTTTGCGCTACCATCTCTTTCCTGCGGTACTCAGTCTCTAGCTTAGCTATTTTCTCAATAGCCCAATCGGCTGCGCTATCATCCTTTATAGCCCATCCCTCATGTAATTCGCCTAGTTCACTGTTTATTAATTCGCTCTCCAAGTCGTGTTCTTCAATCATTATAGCGTTCCTCCTTTAATAATGTTTTTACTTCGTCTATTGTCATTGCTAGCATTACCATCATCGGTAACACTAAGTACTCCCCGCCTATAGCGAAATATCCTCTTCCCATATATGCGCTATGTATCGCTATAGGCGTTAGCAAAAGCCCTGTTACAACATATGCCTTATGCTCCTTTATCCATCTAAGCATTTCCATTCCTCCTGTTTTTTATCTTTACTTTACTTATATATTATCATATCTATAATATAACGTCAAGCATTTTATTGCTACTATTTGTTACATTATTAGCCTTGCGGCGCATCTTTATTGCATATATGCTATCCAGCATCAAAGCGTTGTGTATCTTGTCAAACATACCGCTTTCTTGAAGTTCTGCAATCCTGCGTTCAATGTCTTTCTTGCTGCGGTGCAGCAACCATGCGATGTATGCCGGACTTGCATCGTCCTCGTTGACTAACATTACCAGCAACATATCAGTGGTCGGTGTGAATTCACGATGTATATCTCCACGTCCGCTGCGTATGTTTACTTTTACCTTTTGCCGCATGACTTGGATTGAAGTTTTGGTCCTGCCTAGTTTAGCTGATATTTCGTCGTCCTTATAGCCTTTATTTGTCATATCTATCAGCATTTGCACTTCATCAGCAGACCAGTTTTTATGATTGTTTACAGCTAACGTATTATGAGATTTCTTTATGTTTAGCCTTTCTCTCTTCTGGCACACTGCAGCGACAGAGCGTCCTATAGTCTTGCCTATTTCTTTATCAGTATACCCTTCTTTAGTCATTTTTATCAGCGTTGCAACGTCATCATCTGTCCATACGCTATCGCGGAGATACCTGTACCTGCCGGCAGGCATCTTTATATCCATTGTGTTTCTTTTTGAGCGCACCGATGATTCGGTGCGCCCCAATTTATCTGCAATCTCCTTGCTGTTATAGCCTTCATTGACCAGCCTGTATAGCTCCTGTTCTTCATCTATATACCAATTTTTACGTTTTTCGGTATGCTTACGCTTCATTGTCTGTCCTCCCCTTCCAAATCTTCTACCGTTACCTTTAATGCTCTGCCTTGCATTAGCTGTAACTGTACTATAGCGGCCATTTCTGATTGCGGGATATCCAGCTTTACCCTTGCTCCGTCACCGTTTCCGGATACGGTTATCGCCGACATAATCGGCGGCAGGCTTGCTATAAACTCTATCATGTTATCACCTCCTTTCATTAAACTCCCAAGCGCCATTATATCTTTTAGTGTTATGCTCTTTTATTGCTTTGGCCTGATCGTCGGTTAATTCCGATATTAATTTCATGTTAGAAAGCGGAAAATAGATTATACCGTTTTGCTTGAGTGGATAAGAGCATTTACCACTAACTTTTTTAGCTTCTAAACAAGCTATAAAATTCCCATAAACTTTTAGGTTGTCTGCATCTACAAAGAATAAAAATACATGTAGGTTATATTTATTCTGTATAAACTTATATTCATTATAATTTTTTATGTTTATTCCGGTATCAGGATAATATTGCCTTGCTTCTTTTGTTTTTACCTCGGCTATAAATATATCCTTCTTATCACGTGATACGCATAAGTTATCAAACGGATGTGCCCCGCCCGTAACAGGCCTATATATAACATAACCTATATTATATAAATAATCAAATACAATTTGTTCTCCTATATTGCCTTTTTTTACATTTATTCTTTCATTCCAATTATCAAAATCTTCCTGTATCATTACCATACTGTTCCCACCCTTCGCGTTGTTCTCTGCTAAAATAATCTAACTTGCGCCCAATACATAGTCCGTTAACCATCTCGTAAAATTCATCCGGCTTTCTGCTATGCTCTCTGAGTTTGCCGTAAATTACTGTAGATTGATTAGATAGGTTAATCATAGGGCTACCTTTAATCGCCATTATGCAAAACTCTGTTTGTGAGCGCAGCCATGAGCCTAAGCCTATTCTATCTTTTACCCATGTTAATATAGCTACATCTCTAAAACCCCACGTATCAACTATATCGAAAGCATAACGCATGAATTTATGCGTTGTCCATAGCCACAGCACACAATCATCAGCAGCAGGTAGTTTAATTGCTTTTATTTCATCTAAGCTCATCTCTGGATATGGATTAGCAGCACGCCTGCCGTATGGGTCGTATTTAGTACCGTATGGCCACGGAGGATCAACTACAATTACATCATATTTTTTATTTAACGGCTCATAATCAATTTCCTTAATTCTATCTTCCTGCTCCTTAAGTTCTTTGTTACGCTCGTTTATTTTAATTTCTTTTTCAACTTCTACTATCGTTTTTTCACCATCGATAATAGGTTTAATAAGTTCTGGTGCCTTATACTTTATTTCTATTATTTTTTCAACATCCTTTTTCGGTATATTCACTTTGCCTGTGAGTATAGCGTTCTTCGCCTCTTCGCCTACTTCGGCAGCTATTTTATCAACAGCGGCACTAAACTGTGCATCATTTTTAATTGTTCTATCGGTTACACCATATTGTTTGCCTATATCATCAGCAACATTACCCGAAGTGAAAAATTTTCCTTTCGGGTCTCTATTTTCGCCACGTTTTAATTTTCTGCTTTCGTATAACTTGCCTCTATAATAGCTTGCTTCCTGCGGTGTTAGGTTTCTGCGGCCTAGTTGGTTGGTTATAATCCATTCTTTTGCCGCTTCTTTATCCGGCAAGTTAACCTCAACGATCTTATACTCAATGCCATGTTCTTGCGCTATCTTATGCCTGTGGTGCCCGTCAAGCAATATTCCATTCCATATCACTAATGGCTCGCGTATGCCTTCGGCTAAAATGCTTTCTTCTAACTTCTTATATTCTTCATCGCTTAATGGGCGCATGTAGCTTTTAAATTCATCATCAATAATAAGCTCTTGCATTTCTATTCCTCCCTGTTATCTATATCATAAAACCGCTGCCTATCTGGATTAAAAATTAAATCCTTTTTTCCTATCGGAGCTTGCCGCTGCTTAGCGGCGATGAATTCTATTTCTATGAGCCGCTTGCTGTTCCAAAGCGGCTGCTCGTTTGGCCTGTATAAGAAGTATACATTATCTGCATCCTGTTCAAGATTGCCGCTTTCTGCTAAGTTTTCAAGCCCCGGTACTCTGTTTGCTGCATCCCTGTTTATTTGAGCCAACGCTACTACAGGTATGTTTAGCTCCATGCTAATGTTCTTTAGTTCACGGCTTATAGCTCCAAGCTCTAACTTCCTGCTATCATACTTTTGCTTCGTGCCCACAAGTTGAATATAATCAACAACTATTAATCCTACATCCGATATGCTCATGGATTTTAGCTTTATATCTTCAATATTAGCGCTAGATGTATCAATAATAATAGGGAGTTCACCTATTTTTAATCCTAAAACACCAAGCTTACGCCAATCATCATCCGTTAACCTTCCGGTTCGTATATTCCAATGGCTCACTCCGCTATCTTTTGCAAGCATGCGTTCAACTAATTGTGTTTTGCTCATTTCCCTACTAAAGAATAGCGTTTTAATACCGTTCTTAGCTATATCCTCAGTTAACTGTAAACCGAATGCCGTTTTGCCTACGCTGGGCCTAGCTGCTATGATGTGTAACTCTGCCTTATGTAAGCCGGCTGTTATTGCGTTAAAGCTGTTAAGTGAATTCATATAATACTCATGCTTATCCTTGTTTCGGTATCTGTCTTCTATTTCGTTGATAGTTTCTTCTACAACTTCATTAAAGCTCTCCGATTGTGCTTTTTTTGGTAATAAGCTATTAAATGTATTAAGCGCATATGCTAATACTTCATTTGCATCGCTTTCTTTCTTAGCCATATTAACCACTTTTTGCGCTTGAAGATACATTTTGCGCATTGCCGCTACATCTTTAATAAGCTGTAAATGCTCTTGAAATCCAGCTACGAATGCATCTCCGGTTATCTCCAATACGTATTGCAGCATATCAGGCTTTATAGCATTTACAGTTATTATATCCGGATGTTTTCCGCTCTTACGTATATCCTGCATTACCTTTAATAGCTCAGCATTCCTCGATTCGTTAAAATCATCCTGCGTTAATGTATCAAGATATATGTCAAGTTCCGGCGATAACATTATTGAGGCTAACACTTCGCGCTCGGCTTCAACTGCTTTTAACATTTATACCGCTCCTCATCAAAATCCATATATGGCGAATATGCGTTTTGTTTATTAATATCGTTATTATATGTTCCTTCTAACACCTTAACTGCATTATTGTAGTTCATGAGCCAATCAAAGTTACATCCATGCCACCTGCCGCTTCTCCCGGATAAAAAGTCGCTTTTTTGGGCTAACTCGAATAGTTCCTTAAATTTGCCAATATCGCACTTAAAGTTAGAATATACGGTTTTTATAGTTCTTTTACGTTTATCAGTGAGTACCTTAACTTTAGGCATAGATATGCATATAGCATTATACATATTTACAATATCATCGTATGGTATTTTATTTTTAGAGAGCGTGGGCGTATCGGCATTAGCCGATGGTGTATCACTATATATATTCTTTGTAATATTAATAGATGTATTATTATCTTTAAAGTTTTCTTTAATAGGGGTATTAAATTTTTCTTTAATACCCTCCCCAAAAAATTTTGGGGAGGTATTAAAGTTTTCTTTAATATATATCCTTCTTTCAACTACTTCTTTACTATCTTTTTTATATATAATTTCTCTGCTTATATATCCATGTACTTCTAATTTTGTTATCCAATTTGATATTGTAACAGTGCTAACATTATATAAATCTGCAAAATAATTATTAGTTGCCCAACAATATCCTTTTTCATTAGCAAGCGCAGTCAACTCTCCGTATAACATCCTAGCGCCCATTGGCAATGTCTTATCATACCTAACATCGGCCGGTATAACTGCATAATAAGATTTTTTTATCTTTGTATCCATATGCTATTTCTCCACTTCTAAATCGAATAGCTCTATAATATCTACTCCAAAGAAATCAGCTATCTTTTTACAATTATATGCTCTAGGCATGGCCTTCTTATTTTCTATATTGCATATTTCAACCCTAGACATGCCAACAGCATCGGCAAGCTGTTGCTGAGTTAAGCCTAGCTTTCTACGCTCAAATTCAAATCTGCTTATCTTTTTCATATTATCACCTCTTTATGTTTGTTTATCTAATCTTAACACATTAAACGCTTAATGTCAAGAGTTATTTTCGTCATAGCCGTTGACACGCGCTAAGACATAGATTATAATAATATTAGCGCTTGTACTCAAAGTTGCCGGAGTTGGCCATAGCGTCATCTCCTCCTTTCTCTATAAGTAAATCCGGCCATAAATAGCGGCCGGATATTTTTATTATTCTGGATATTTAAGGCGTCGATTAAGTTATCGTACATTTTTGGTTCCTCCTATAATTTTATATTGCCGGCATTTACGGCTGCCGGCTGGCCGTTGTCTTACTTTACTACTGTCAAATTATATTCGTCAGCTATTTTCTCAACGTGAGATACGACATCGTCACTTACCAATAGCGCCGTGCCTTCGTTATCGTTCCAGTCAGTCTCAACTAGTCCAGCGCCGAAGTAGAAAGCTAACCTTAAATCCGATAAAAACCTTTCCATATCTTGGCTATCGCTGTTAAAGAATACGTTAATCTTAACCATTTTTTTGTTCCTCCTAGTTTTATTGTTAATCAAGCATTATCTTGATTACATCTTAATTATACTGCTAATATACGTATGTGTCAAGCGTTTTATAAAATATTTTTGCTACAATTTGTTGCAGTTATATATCTTCACCGTTGCAAACTTCTATAACCGCATCTACGGCGGATTTAAAATCACACATATAAGGGTTAAGCAAATCTCGGAGCTCTTCGCTGTCTAATACGATACGCGCCGCATGGTTGCGTACCGGCTCTGCAATGCCCATGTAGTCGCCTCGGGATATATCGACATGATTACAGTATTGATATATACACGGATCACCATTATTGTGGAGCGCTACCTCTGCTACCTTGAGCATTTCTATTGCCTGCTTGCGGTTTATCATTTCGTTCCCTCCTTTACACTCTTTATTAGTTTTTTGTAGGTATCGTTTATATCGTCGCGGCTTATCTCTTTTCCGTCATATGCCGCTAACGTTAACCATTGCAAACTATTTAAGACGTGTAATAAATCCTTGCGGTTTATCTCTACTATATCATCCTTAATCTTTTTATGCTTTCTTATCATTTTTATTTCTCCTTTCTTGAGCGCTTACTAGCCTATCCAGTTCGCTAAAAAATGTTAGGTCTTGTTCGACTTCTAATGCACCAAATAGCTTGTAAAATATTACTAACCTATCGTATTCTTTGAGGTCCACATATCGCTTGAACAAGTAATTATAATTTATGTTTTCCAATTCGTCTTTACTTGCTATTTCAATCCTTGCCACATATTTGTTTTTATACATTGTTTTGTTCCTCCTAATTTTTTTATATTGCCGGGATTATCGGCTCCCGGCCGGCCGTTGTTTTATCCTCTACTTATATTTTCTATATTCGGCCTCGTATCCGTTATAGCTAGCTCCTACGGTTCCGTTTTCTAATACATTAACCTCGAAACATACCTTGTCCGGCTGACCTTCCGGTGCTTTATAACTACATAGCACCATAAAGACATACCCTTTAATTGTACCTCCTTTAACGCCTCTTACGTCATGTTCACCAGCCATAACAAATTCCTCAACTTGTAATCCCTTTAAGTCTTTTGCTACCGCGCTCGTTTCCTTTATAGCCTTCTTAAAAACTTCCTTAAAATCTACCATCTTTTAGTTCCTCCTAAAATTTTTGTTAGCTAGGTTTTCTCTCATTCCCTAACCACAATATAATTATACCGCCAAGGTACTTATACGTCAACCCTTTTTATAAATATTTTTGCTACTTGTTGTTACAATTTCATAAAACGTTGCTCGCGCATACCGAATTCATATGGTAATCCCGTTACGGTACCATATAGTATGGTTCCTATGTTAGGCATGTCGTCAACTAAAACGTAATCTAATACGTTGTTTAATTTCCATGCTATTACGAATTTGCCGCTTGCTGTTTTGTATATCGAATATTCGTGGGCGTCCTCCTTATGTTCGGCCACCTTTACACCATTAAAAACAATGTTTTTTGGTTTGTCATGAGGACCTACAGCAAGCGTTATCTCGTTTGTGGTTATCCGTCCTATATAATCCCTCAACGCATCCACTATAACGCGTGATATGTTCTTGCCGGTTAGTTTCTCGGCTTGCTCATATATGAACTCCTCGTCGTCCTTTATATATATAGTTTTTTTAGGCATTTTATGCATCCTCCTTGTTTTGTTGTTGCCGGGATTTCGGCTCCCGGCAAGCCGTTGTTCTTATTTATGATGAGCTTTGTAATACTCTTCGCTTCCTTCATAGAAGGCTACCAGCTCACCGTTTATTGTATTTAAGTAAACATCAAAGAATACTTTGTTATCATCCTCCTTTGTGTTATGTTCACACATAACCAAGAACTTGTACTCTTCGCCTTCAAGCCCGTATAGGTTCTTTATTGCTCTGCTTTCTATGAGCTTGAATTCTAAAACCCTTAATCCCTTAAACTCTCTACCGGCCTCGCTCGTTTCCCTTATCGCTCTCTTTAATGTGTTTTTGAAATCTACCATTTTTGGTTCCTCCTATAAATTTGTTTTTGTTAATCAAGCGTTATCTTGATTACATATATATTATACTTCTAACGTGCGTATATGTCAATAGGTTTTATAAAATATTTTCGCTACAATTTGTTACGAAATGGGCATAAAAAATAGCCCCTCAAGTTGAGGGGCAAACCGTCTAAAAAACGACGCTCATATTTGACCTGAGAGCGTTTTTATAAACGTCGGTAAGGTTATCATATTAACGCATATATTAAAATCGAATACGGGGCATTTCTGTGCGGCTACTTGCATATGGCATTATTTATAAAGTACGTTTATGAAATCTAGCACTTCGGCTAAGCCTAAGCCTCCATCTTCTGTAGACTTCATGCAGTAATCGTATATTTTCGGGTGCGTTTTGGCTAACCTTTGAAACCGATTGGGTTCTTTATCCAAATGGCAGCCGAACATGCAAAACATACAACCTGTCCTGTCGCACCCGGTAGTAGTATATGTGCCGTCTTCGTTTCTTACTATATCTCCGTACACTGATGCAATCTTAAGCTTTTTAATGTAAATATATTCAAGTACATCGTTTTCAGTCCAAAAAGCAATTGGTGTGCTTAGCGGTCGTTTTACATTAAATGCATTACATCCGTTTTTTAGGTAGTTTTGCTTACGCATTCTACCCTCACACGCAAGAGTACCTATGAATGGATGTTTACCGGTTCTACGCTCATAGCTTTTAATCGGAGATTTCTTCATAATAGCGCAGCAATCAGCCGAAACATTAAACGGAGCATCAATAAGAGGTTGCCACTTTTTAGAAATATTAAACTTAGTAGCACCATCGCCTCTCATGCCTAACACATATTTGTTAAACGCATGAGTAGGATTAGTTGCCTTACCCGTGGTTATCCATTCATGAAAGCACCTAACGCTTTCAGGGTCTTTCCTGACACGATGAACATATTCTGCCTGTTCCTTACTGGCAACCGGATAACCGTACTTTTGTATAACCTGCCGGAAAGATAGCGTAGGCTTAAGTATAGTAGCTCCGTATTCCTTAGCCATATCCTTAACCTCAGGATATTCTAAGCCGGTATCAATGAATACTGCCTCAACATCTGGATGAATTTGCCTTACTAAATCAAGTAATACTGTTGAATCCTTGCCTCCCGAGTAAGATACATATACATCGCCGTTCCAGTAGTTGTACCAATCATCAATACGCCTTAGCGATAATGTTATCTTTGCCTCAAGAGGTAAGCTTTGACGTTGCTTTAGCTCCCATCTTTCCATCTGTTATTCCTCCTTGGTATCTTTTGACCTTTGCTCTGTTATTTCATCCCATATCAGTTTCTGAATCTTATTAAGATGCCATAAAACGTAAGAAGCATATACGGGTTTCTCGAATATATCGCAATATTTGTACCACATCTCGGATAGTTCTCCTATTAATTCGTTAGCTTGTTGCTCATTCACCTTTAACACCTTCTACCGTATTCTTAACGCCGCTATATAGGCCGCTTGCTGCTAATCCTAGCGACAGCCCAACCAATACGCCACGTAAAATATCATCAGGTGCTACATATACGATTCCGATTATTATACCTAATGCGGCTGCTACAACTGCCGAAAACTTAGTAGGTAGTCCTACCTGTTTAAGCAATTCTACTACTCCTACGATGAGTGGGATTATGGCTACGTTATAAACCTCCATTGTATCACCTCCTATAGCAATTGTGCCGCACGTTTAAACGTGTCGAACCGGTCTCCGGTACCGCCTATTTGTATGACCTTTTTAGCGCTTATGCCACTACTCTCGAAATCGGCTTTACGCATAACCGGTGCTTTATATTTTTGCCCAACCACTATTGCGGCTAGTGCGTCTACATCTCCTAAATAAGTTACTATTGTTTCCACAATATCGCCTCCGTTGTTGTTTATCCTTTTTATACCCAAATATTCACATATACCGCTTGCTATCCCGTTTGCTACCGTTTGTCTAAAAGCCGAATTGGCTAATTTCTTTTCTTCATTGGGATTGCTTATAAACGCAGTTTCTACTAATATTGCGGGCATGGCGGTTTTTTTCAATACCGTAAACCCAGCCTTTTTTACGTCTGCTCTATTGCGCAATCCTGTTGCTTTTACCAAAGATGCTTGCACCTTCCTAGCTAGCTTTTCACCCTCACCGCCAAAATCATAACAATACGTTTCCGTCCCGTGGGCTTGTCTATCCGTAAAAGCATTGCAATGCACACTTACGAAATAGTTAGCACCCCAACGATTAGCTATGGCCGCTCTATCTCCCAAGTCAACGAATATATCCGTTGTTCGGGTATAGTTTACCGTTATACCATTTACCTTTAGAATTTCTCCGAGCCTTTTTGCTATGTCTAGATTTACATCTTTTTCCTTTAGCCCACTAGGACCTATTGCCCCCGGGTCTTTACCACCGTGCCCCGGGTCTATCATTATTTTGTATGCCATTTCATCACCCTTTCAATAAGAAGTTTAAGAATGTTAACAATAATCCGGTTGCGGCCACCGCTATAGGAGCAATCCACATTAGCGTATTTATTTTGCCGCTTGTGTCTTCGACCTTCTTGCGTATGTCGTTATAATCACGTATCATTGTCCGTGTTTCCGCCATTTCACGCCTTAGCCCCGAAATATCTTCCTTAACCTCTTGTAACATCTCATATAATGTTTTGTTGTCGTACCAATTGCCTTCAGTCATATTGTTATTTCCACCTTCCTATAGCCATTGCCGATATTGTGCAAGCCGTGCCCGCAGCTCGCGCTGAAACATCATACCCACGAAGTATAACATATGTTGTTGTCGAATCCATCGCGCCTCCCCAAGAGGCTCCAGACCCCCATTTGAATTGCCCAATTGTTACAAACGGAGCCGATATAAAAGGCTCCGGGAACGTCCAATTTCTAGTCCCTATGAACAAAGAACCGTATGCGGAATTTATGGCTTGGTCGTATACCGTCGTTTTATAATAGCATATCATTGTCCCGTCTCCGAACTTTATATACGTACCATTAGCATTTGAACCGGATTCTACAATCACTCCCCAAGTTATCGGGTGTACCGAATTGTTTTCATCCTTAAACGCTATCTCGCCGGCATTTATCTTTGAACTATCGCCAAATAAATTCTTATAAACTTTCATAATTCATCACCACGTTTCTACTTCGGCGAACCACGCCGCTTTATTTATTTGCTCAACTAATGCGTTTTGGTCGTATGCCGTAAAATACCTTGCCACCTCGGTACCCTTCGGCCATGCTTGCGCTAATCCCTCGACAGCCCGGGTAACGTTTTGCAATACGCCATTTGATTTTGCCCCATAGCGTATTGTTTCCAAATTCTCGCCGTATCCTATTGTGCATAAGTTAGGAGCCGCCGGCAATTTTGAATCATCCGTTACCGATATTGTCGTTTGCCCCGCGCTTATATCAGTTGCCAAATACGTAATAGGACTTCCAGCTATACCGTTAAATAATTCCGCCATTTAATTACCTCCTTTAATAATCTAAATGCCCACGTAAGAAACCTTCGATTATTACGTCGAACTTCATAACGCCGAAATTAGCCTTGTTGCTAGTCGACGGGTTATCTATAGATTGCACCATAAAAACACTT